CCAGCATTCATCATCGCATCAAACACTCTTTTATCTTGGCACATAAGCGATACTGCTGCTACCTTCATACCCATATCATAAAGAGTTTTAGCATTCTTTAGCCTTTCACAATTTTCATCAGTAAATTGGGTACCTGTTGATACACCAAGAATCTGAGTTTGAATTGCACCAGCCACGCCAAACGTACATAAATCAGAATTTGACGTATTGATTGTTGGCGATATCGCACTCGCGGGTGGTGACTTCAATGTCGTTGTCGTATTCCCGTTTGTCGTTATCGTACTGTTTGTTGTAGATTCAGTTCTTATCACATCATCGATTGGCAATGGCTCTTCTTCTTGAGCATACGGGCTCGAGCAAAAACCAATCAACAAAAGTGTAAACAAAAATAGATTCAGTTTCATTTTATTCTCACATCCATTATTTAACCACTGTTATTTATATATCAAGAATCCCACCATCATCGATTCACTTTATTTGACGGTTACCTGTCAATTATTTGACGGAATTAATTACTTTTTGGAATATAAAAAAAAGGAGGCCGCAGCCTCCCAAGTTATTGTTTTAGTAACGTATTTATTAGCGGCGATGAATGTAAACGTCAAGCCGCTTAGCGTTAGCAATTCCGCCAACGATGTCACCAAAAGAATCGTAAGAAACGCAGTTACCAGTCCGTAAATTTATTTCCTTTTGGATTGCTTCACGGCCCTTTACATTGACTCGATACCGGATGGGATGACCCCAATCACACTTCGCGCCAATATTTTTCAGGTCGGTGTTCATTACTTTCACCGCGGCTTTGAGCTCTTCGAGTTCAAGCATATCGGCAGCACACTCGGGATAAACACTACCAACGTATTGTTTACTTACACGCTTTTCAACATTAACTTTTTGCATAATAATCTCCGGTAGAGAAGGCAGCTTACGCTGCCTCTGCCATTTCAACTGCTACGTTAAGGGCGTCAAGCTTACGCTTGGCGTTGTGACCGAACCAAGCCGAGGTGGCTCGATTGTCGGCATTTCGACCGAGCTCGTGGTCAGTGAGGTAAGTCACTGCATTGTAAGCATTCCACCACGTTCCAGGCCGGAACTCTGCACCAGGCTGAGTGTCTACAACCTCAAGTGCTCGTTCAGCCGTTCGGCTCAGTGTCTTGTCACGCTTGGTGGACTCACCAAACACCTTAGCAAGGAACGTTTGGAAAGAGTCGTTAGTGTAACGCTTTGAGCCGAGAAGCTCAGCGGCTTGCTTGAACTGCTCAACACGAGTGTGTGAGATACCAAGCAGCTGCTTAACCTTTTCAGCATCAAACTCACTGCGGTGTGACAAGCGGACTGCGGGCATACCTTTCTCGGTAAGTGCCATCGTCAAAGTGTTGTTACATACCACTCGAGTCATAACAAACTTGACGTCAATGCTCTTGCCATACTGGTGTGGATTCGAGAAGAGAAGGTAACCTTTCACTTCGTCACCACCGAAGAGCGAGAAGCCATCTTTAACATCGGCTGCAGCCCATACAAGACGACCGTCCTGCAAGGAGCCCGCGGTATCCATTACCATATCGCCGTTAGCGACAAACTCAGAGAAGAACTCAAAAGCTTCTTCGTTTTGGCAAGGATTCCAGCCTTCGCCGACCATAGTAAGAATCTTACTGTCGGTTGAGCGTACCAATGCCTGCTGACCAGTCTTTTGGTTGTCACCTTTATAGCGAATAAACGTGTCAACTTTTTCAACTTCCCAGTCAAGCCCTGCGGCGACCATCATCTCACGTGGAGTCATGTCGTCATTTACTGGTACACCCATGCCATGCCAAGGTACGCCAGAAGAAAGACGGTATGCCATTTGAGCTTCGCCGTTAACAATTTCAAGATTATGTGCCATAACAAATATTTCCTTATTAACTAAACTTACTGTGCCATTCTATACCAAATGAAAGTAAATGTCAACCATTTTTTTCATTTAATTTCATTTAATTCTTGCTCGTCTAAAGCGTCGAGCAAATCCATTTTGAGCTCGTTTAAAGTAACGAACACTTTGAGATCAACAGCTTCGGGATTTACAGCCAACACCGAATTGATACAACTTTCGGCGACACGTATTGCTGCCATCTTATCTTGGATCTTTTCGATTACCATTACTTTTCTCCGTCTAAAAGGTCTTCAAGGTTCTGAATTACTTGGTTGAGTTCATTACGGAACTCGAGTGTCTTTTTCAGCTGATTGAACAGCTGCAGACGAGTAGGGTGGCGTTCCGGCGGTTGATGACTAATAGTTATAAAATCCTTTTCGCCAAAACTATAATGCTTGACGCCAGTAATATCAATACGATCTTCTAGCCAATCGTAATTACTCATTTATAAGTCTCCGTCCAAGCAACGAAAATTTCCATTGCTTCTTCTTTTGACAAACCGAAGTTTTCCTGCAAAGCTTTAGGGGCAGCAAACATGTTGATGACTCCAGATTCTCGTACAGAGTCAAGCCACGCGAAATATTCTTTTAAGCTCATGCTAATACCTCAATTCGTCCATCATAATCAAAAGTGGTTTCAAAGGGAACATAACCGATGTCACCGATACGTGAATCATCATCGCTATCGGCACCAGTAATTTCAATGTGGAAGCCTTTGAACATAGAAACACCGTGTTCAGGGTGGATTACATCACCTTTCTTGATGACTCGACCAACGATGAAGTGATCAGGACGACCTTCAAGAGGCTCAAAATCGTAAGCCTTGATAACGTCACCAATCTCAGCAGTGTTCTCATATTTCAGCATAATCAATACCCTTTACCAATTTACAGTACCATTCTACCAAATCAAAGCGAACTTGTACACCGTTTTGTGAAATTATTTTTGTCAATAGAATCAACCACTTATGCATATGGCTATCATAAGTGGTTGTTTTTGAAGGGATTATTTTTTTAGATCATTTTGTTATATGGATATAACCGTATGATCTAAGGGATGAAATCAGTGAATTGTGGGGTTTTCGTCGGCTTCGAAAAGGCCTTCGAGCATGTCGTGGCAATGATCGCCATAGCCTGCTTTAATGAGATCTATAACGTCTGGATACTCGTCTTCAGTCTCGATGGGTTGTGGCTCGAGTTGCTCCCATCGGCGATGATGGAATACATCTTCGATAAACGCTTGAGCCATACCTCTCGATTTGAATGAGCAGGCACGAGTAATGAGGAATGGATTGTGTGCAGCAAAGAGAGCGTATTTCTTACCATCACCGGCACGATACGATAGCTCGTCTACGTCTTCATCTGAGTATGTTCCCAGAAAAACGCCTCGATTCCGATCAATGATTATGTATCTCTTCGTCTGTTTCATACATCGCCCTATATTTCTTTCGCACTTTCATTACATGTTCAAGATAATCGTACGTATTAAACTTGAACACCTGTGGTTCAGAATCATCTACCGCAATGAGAATGACACCTTGCTTAATAGGAATACCAGTCATCTCATAAAAGGCTGCTGCATAAAAAGACACTTGAAGAAAATAGCTTAAGATACCTTCTTCGGTCTTTACACGCCGGGAGGTTTTAAAGTCAATTACAGAGAGTTCACCTTCGAACTCTGCGATACAATCAACCTGGCCAGCAGTTCGCAATTTATCACTATAAAGATACACTTCCTGAAACCATATATTATTTATTTTTTCTTCGAGTACGGGCTTGATAGTGTTAAACATGAAAATGTTGGCGGGCTGTTGTTTGCCTTTCCAATCTTCGACGTTATTGAGGTAGTCTTCACAAAGTTTGTGAACTGCTGTACCACGCGATGATGCTTGGCGAGATATACGATTTGCTTCTTCTTCACCTACACGCTTGCGCCATTCCATCAAAGCTTTCTTGCCTAAGATGCCAAGGACTGTCGTAATTGAAGGATAAGCTTCGCCGTCTGGTGTAAAGTACCGACGACCAGACTCAGTAGTTTTGCGTGAGAGCTCGGGCATTTCGAGCCCATGATCAACGTGGGTAAACATAATATAACCTTTGTGGTATCAATGTGCCATTATAACACATCTTAAAGCAAATGTCAAACCAGTGCGAGACCAGACGTGACTTCAATATACTTCTTTGCAATCTCTTCGATAGTATCTGACATTGCAATAATCGAGCCTTCAGCAATCGAAACTTCTTCGGCGTCAGCACTCATCATCCACGGAATCATACCGAATCCTTCTTTGCCTGGAGCCAGACAGACGGGCTTTTTCATAGTGATTCCGTGAGCTCCTTTGCCCATATATCGGCCAATCACTTCTTCACCAGAAGTTAATTTCAAAGTAATTATATCAATCATAGTTCATTCTCCAAATAATACCACGCTACCCATTTGTTAAACTCTTTTGCAAAGAGATCGTTTTCAAAGTAAAACGTGTGTTCATAAATGTTAGTCCATTCAGTGAGTTTCCATTCCCACTGATTGAGATTTTCTTTGCACCAGTTTTTGCAAACTGATTCAAGATCAGAGTGGATAGGTACCTCGACCGCAGTGTCTTTCATCCATCTCATTTTATAGTCTGCGATTTGTTGTGGCGTCATTTATCCTCCGATTAAAACGGTAGGTGATCCCATAATAACTCTGCCCGATCCTCCAGGTGTATCAACCTCGTCGCCGATACGTGCCGCGGGCAAACCTGCAATAAAAACTTTTGACGATCCTTCATTAACGATTTGGCCTGGATGCGGAGCACAACTCGATCCAACCTTAATTTTATGAAATCTCAACGGTGATGTAAATACTGCAGCATTGATGTTATTGATTTTAACTTCTGGAATTCCAAACTCAATCGTAGTAGTAAGCGTACAACCATGATCTGCTGGCGTACCTGTTGCTACTAAATCACCTTCCCGTGCTGCTGGTATCGTCATGTTGAATACTCCGTATTCGATGTAGGTTGTGGTGGTATTACATTCTGAACTACTTCTTCGAGCCCAGGCCGAGTTGACCAATAGAAATATTGGTCATACGTTTTTTCATACACCCGAGGTGGATAATCAAACGCATTTGGATTTGTATTACCGACCGTAAATTGGAAAGTAAATTGTCCAAGATCGTTTGCAACACCTGGCAAATCTGTTGACTTTTCTGGTACTCCGCCGGGCCTATGCTCAAATGGAACAAGCCATTCTTCTAAAAAGACTCCGTCTTCGGCTGGAGCATTTGCATACCAAGTTGCTGCGTCGTCAAAAGCAATGTTTGCCTGATATTTATTACTCGGTGTAAATTCCCCTCCGGTGTATCCAGTAAAAAGGAATCTTTCTTCTGGCCAAATCTTTTCTTGATTTTTTACAACACGTATAGTATTATTGTTTACGACAGAAACATCGACCCACGATGGTGAAGAAGTAACACTGATATTTGTAATTTCGCTATTAGCACTTGGCGCATCGATTTTTGTTACTACGGCTCTCGCTTTAATATCAGCAGGTAAGCCGAGGGATTGCCTTTGAGTATCGGCGACGACAACGTCAAAAGTGTCACCGACAGAATAATTTTTGCCGGGATCAACTATAATTACTTTTGGACCGAAGTACCAATTATACGTATTTCCATCATCATGTACAGCGCCTATAGTAACCGGATCAAATGTATCTG